TCCAGCTCCAGCTCCAGCTCCAGCTCCAGCTCCAGCTCCAGCTCCAGCTCCAGCTCCAGTAGAAACTCCAGCTCCAGCTCCAGCCCAGGGTGCTACTATTGATGATGTGCTTAATTCAATTACTGGATTAACACAGACTTTTCAAAACGGATTTATGCTAAATGCTCAGCAGCCAAAACCAGCAACGGCTGAGGATATTTTAGCATCAATCATAAACCCACCAAACTTAGAGAATAAATAATAGGAGGAAATAGTAAAATGGCAGCTAACGTACTTACGTATAATGCTATCGGTACTATCTTAAATCAGATAGTAACTCAGGCAACTGGCAAGGCTCAGATCACACCAACTAATACATCTGAGTTTACTGCAGTAGCTCAGACTGGCTTACTTGCTGGCTATGATAACTTAATGGGTGCTATTTCTCAGGTGCTCAGTAGAACTATCATATCAACAAGACCTTATAGCCGAAAATTTCAGGGACTTGAGGCTGATAATATCCGCTATGGTAATCACGTCCGCAAGATCAATTATGTAGACAGAGAGTGGGAGGACGGTAGTAGACTTCCTCTTACTACTGGAGTGCCAGTAGACGATCAGGCACCTACTCTGGATGAAGTATTACAGACGAACTTCTACGGACAAAACGACTATGAAATTCCGTGGACACTCTTTTCTAACCAGATTGATGTTGCTTTCCAGAATGCAGATGAGCTGGGAGCTTTTATATCTGGCAAGCTCCAGAATATCTCTGATATGACAGAGCAGAAACATGAGTCTATGGCTAGGATGATACTTGCTAACCTGATAGCTGGTATTATTTCTATTAATAATGCTCCTCAGATCGTGCATCTTGTAACTGAGTACAATGCATATGTTGGAAATACTACTCCTAAGACTCTTACTGAGCTCAGAGTATCATCTGAGTATGGATCATTTGTTAAGTGGATCTATGGAAGAGTTGCACAGATCTCAGCTATGCTCACAGAGAGATCCCTGATTTATCATCAGAACGTAACAGATAAGGAAATCAGCAGACATACTCCATATGATAAGCAGAACGTATATCTATTATCAGAGGAACGTTTCCAGATGGAGGCTAGAGTTCTTGCTGATACATACCATGATAACTATTTGAAACTTGCTGATACTGCTATTCTTAACTTCTGGCAGAGTATCACTAGTCCTAACGAGATCAATGTAACACCTACTTACATGGGTACAGATGGCAGCTTAGTAACACCTGAAAGCTCAGTAGACCAGAGTAATGTATTCGGTCTTATCACTGATGTAGAGGCTGCTGGTTATACTATTGTAAATCAGCGCACAACTTCTGCGGCTTATAACGGAAAAGGTGAGTTCCAGAACTTCTGGCTCAAGTTCACAGACAGATACTGGAACGATTTCACCGAAAATGCAGTAGTACTCTTACTTGACTGATATTTACATATAGGCTGGATATTATTCCAGCCTATTTAATAGGAGGATACAGATGAGTTTTAGTGCTACATTTTACAGTTTTAGCAAGAGACTTAACTCCACAAAGCAGCCTAGTGGTGGTACTGAGTACCAGATAATATTAAAGCATGGATGCAGCATCATAAGACCTACAATAAGTCTTGATATAGGGCAAGCTGGTAATCCTACTGCTTTTAATTACTGCTATATACCAGCTTTTAACAGATTTTACTATGCTAGTGACTGGGTGTTTGAAAATAGGCTCTGGACTGCCAGTCTAAGAGCTGATGCACTGGCAAGTTTTAAAACTGGAATAGGAGCAAGTAACTGTTATGTAGCAAGATCTGCGAGCTCTTATAACAGTAGAGTTGTGGATAACTACTATCCAGCACTTGCTAGAAATACTCACAGTGCCGATATAATCACAAGTCCTTTTGATAAGAATAATGGATGCTATGTGGTCGGTATTCAAGGAAAAGGATCTGGAGGAAATGGAGGAGCTGTTACATATTATAAAGCTACTGACTCAGGACTCAAAACACTGGTCAACTATATGCTTAATGATGCATCTTTTTATAATCAGTCTGATATTTCAGATGATCTTCTTAAATGCATCTTTAATCCATTACAGTATATAGTTTCTTGTATGTGGTTTCCTTTTGATGTTCCTACTACTTCTGGTAGTCCTACTTTTGGCTGGTGGGATGCTAATATATCTGGCATAAGTCCAGTATCTTCTCTGGAATGGGGTACTAATTTCAGCTTTAGTATTCCAAAACATCCAAAAGCAGCAAGAGGAGCATACTTAAATCTTCCACCTTTTGCAAGTTATCGCTTAGAGGCTGGTCCTTGGGGTATTATTCCACTTGATAACTTTAATCTTCTGGATGAGGACACTCTATCTTGTGATTATAAAGTTGATCTCATGACTGGCTCTGGTAGGCTCAATATTAAATTTAGGGATGCTCTTATATATGAAAATATACAGACTACTCAGATAGGTGTACCAGTGCAGCTAGGACAAAATGTTCTTAATCAGGGAGCTCTTGTAGGATCTATAGGAAATAGTGCCTCACTTGTGCAAAATGCTCTTACTGGTAATGTAGCTGGAATGCTTACAAGTGGAATTTCTGCGATAGGTGATGCAGCTGCTCTTACTCAGAGCGTACCTAGTTCAATAGGAAGTAACGGAACTAGATCCTTTAATAATATCTTTGGTCTTATGGCTGATTTCTTAGATATAGCTGATGAGGATATACAGAGTAGAGGTAGACCACTTTGTGCAGCTAGGACTATCAGTAGTTTATCTGGTTATATCCAGTGCATAGATGCAGATCCTGAGATAGCTTGTACAGATACTGAGCTAAGTGAGATTATCAGCTACATGAATAGCGGTTTCTTTTATGAGTAGGGAGAAGTAAATGGCTAGAGTTTTTGTACAATCCTATGGAAATGGATATACATGGGTAGATAATGAAGCTCCTACAGATGGAGAGCCTATTACTATACATTGTGAGCCTTATCTCCCTAGTGAGCTTATAGAGGTTCAGGCTTGGACTTCTTTTGATGAGTCCATAGCTTTAGATCCTACCAGCATGGAGCAGACTATCATTTATAATCCAGCTTGGAGAAATGTATATATTGAGGCATACTATACTGGCTCTGAGCCTAGTCCTGATCCACCACTTAAAGTACCTATCTGGCTACTTGCTAAAGCTAGTAATAACTGGAGGAAATTATGAGTAAAAATACAAACAATGTAGGCTTTATAGGATACGGTGCTCCAGTTATGTACGATCACCAAAATGCCTACAACTCTTTAGTATCTCCAAGTACTATGCACGCTACTGATACTGGGCTAGCATGGTACTTTAGAAGATACTTACTTCAAAAAGCTATATCTGTTTTTAAATGGAATATTCCTGACAGATGGGCTAAAAATTATTTTTTATATGTCCTCTATACTTGGGGATATATTGCTATAATTAATACAGATAAGTTTGGAGTTATCCCACAAGGATGCTCACTACGTGGCTATGATGTTATGTATCAGCCGACTCATGCGGTAATAGCCAATCCTCTATTAACTGGCATATTAGAGCCTAGGATAGACGTGCAGTGCACTCTGATAAGACTACAGCCAGATTATGGAGGTATTATGGATAAAGTAAACTTCTATGCTGATATTATGGCTCTATCTGCTGAGACAGTGGGTACAAACTTATTTAATAGTAAGCTGGCTTATATCTTTGGCTGCACTGATAAGAAATCTGCCGAAAGTTTCAAAAAGATGTTCGACCAGATAGCCTCAGGAGCTCCAGCAGCTTTCCCAGATAAGTCTCTATTTAATGAAGATGGATCTCCAAACTGGATGATATTCAACCAGAACTTAAAACAGACATACATTGTATCTGACATTATGGACGATATGAGAAAATGGGAGTGCAAGTTCTGTTCTGATCTTGGAATACCTAACAGTAACACTGAGAAAAAAGAGAGACTTATCACTGCGGAAGTTGAGAGCAATGATATAGAGGTTAAACTTTGGGCAGATCTGGCACTGGAGCAGCTGCAAAAAGAATGCAAGAAAGCTAATGAGCTATTTAATCTTGATTTATCAGTAGACTGGAGATACAAGGAGGAAATGCAAAATGATGAGAGCAGTAGCGGATCTTCTGAGCTTTTATCAGTATGATAACAGTATTCTATCTGAGCTGGTACTCCCTGAGGGAGTGGATAGAGATACACTTGTCAATAACTTACTGATGGAAACATCAGAACTAGAGATACTATATCCTAATTTTGATTTCCTTAAAGGTGCTATAGCTGCATGGAGTCG